GGGCTGATGGCGGACACGTCCTGCACCCGGCCATCGGCGCTTTTAGCGTGAAACTCATACGCGCCCGTCGGTCCGGCCACGCTCAGCCCCTCAAACGCCTCCGGCACGCGCACGCGCAGTGCGTCGTCCGATTCCATCACCGCATCCACCGGCGGCACCGCGTCGGGATTCGCAGGCGTAATGGTCAGCCGCTTCACGTTATTGCGGGCGGCCTGCTGGTCCAGATCGCTGCCGATTGCGTAGGCCACCATTACCGCCTGCGCCGCCTCATTGATGCGCTGGCGCAACAGGATTTCGCGGTAGGTGTTTTCCTGCAGGCTTTTCACAATCGGCTCAGACTCCAGCGCCAGCACGCGGCGCATGGCGGCCTGTTCATCCGCCGGATAAAGCGCAATCAGCGCCTCTTTGCGCTCAGCCAGCAGCGATTCAAAGTCCGGCACCTCAATAATCTGCGGTGCGGGCAGCTGGGAAAGGTCAATTACTGCCACTGTTCACCCCCGTTGGTACAGACATAGCAACTGGCGAAACGTCATCCCGCTGGCCGGTCAGCTCAACCACCATAGAGCCGTCAAAGTCGCTGGTAAGGTTTACGGTGCTCAGCCTCACGCGAGGTTCCCAGCGGCTGATGGCGACATACACCGTCGCCATTACCTGCAGGCGGATCACGTCGTTCTGTGGCTGGTCAATCAGCACCGACAGCAGCGAGCCGTAATCACGCCGGGCGATGCGGCTGCCTTCCGGGGTGATCAGGATGTCGCGCACGCTCTGCCGGATGTGTTCAATGTCGGTAATGGCTTCGCCGGTGCCGCGGTTCATGCCGAGGTACATCATTGCGGGCCTCCTGACATATCGGTGCCGATCTTCACTTTGTTGTGTAAGTGCTTATCAGCAATCACGCCGTTAGAACTCATTGAGCCACCGCCGTGTGTAACGTTTCCGTTCATCACCGTGTCGCTTTTGATCCGTGTCTGGCTGGCGTCTATTCCCAGCGCGTCGGTGATCAGCAGAATGCCGTCCGCCGCTTCAATGCGCACGCTCCTGATGTTCTTAATCAGCAACTGGCCCGTTTCCGGTTCGTACTGAAACCAGCCACCGTCCTTAAACACGGTGGTGGTGCCGTCTTCCGAGTAGTCGGGCGGCGGGAAGGCTTCGGAATAAATGGCAGGCAGCGCAAAGGCGGTTTCAAGATTGCCGCCCAGGCTCAGCAGCACAACCTGTTCCCCGACGGTGGGCTGCCACCATGTGCGCGTATTACCGGCGCGCAGGGTAAGCCAGTTAATCCAGTTGGTTTCAAGGTCGCCCGTTTTCACCCGGCATAGCCAGTTCACCGGATCAACTTCGGACACGGTGCCGGTGCGGATCAGGTTGGTGATAAGGCGCATAATTTCGGTGAGTTTGTCATTCATGAATTCATTATGCGAAGATGTTGTGATAGTACTAAGCACACACAATTGTGCTAGAAACCACACAAGGAAAAAATAATGGCTATAAAAAAAATGGAATCAAAGTTATTAACATTTGAATTTAAAAACGATGCATTGCAAGATATTAAATGTAACATCGAAATTGAAGATGATTCCCACTGGAATAAAATACTTGTCACTACCCTCGATAGCTCTATTGTGAAATTTCAAGATATGAAAGAAGGCCGAGTCACCATATCTTCTAAAAACTTAAGTGGCGACTCCTTTAAGAAAATTGAGTTTTTGGGTGTGTCTATTAGAGGCTTTGAAATGAGCTGGGGTGACGTAGCCATTGTTAGGTTTACAATGTATCCTAAAGAGGTTTTTGTTACCCAATCTTTTGATGGCATAAAAAGAAAACGCATAGCAACACTCAACTATTACATTAACAAAACCCCCATGTTTTCTCCTCGGATTATTTGTTCTCCCGATGAGCATGGTAACGTCAAGCAAAAAAAAGGAGAAGTGCTGACTTTTGAAACAGCTAACGGTGATGTAATAAAATCTGATACTTTATTTACTTATCATTCTAAAAACGGTCACTTTGAGTCTGATCAATATCAAGTATTAACTACAAAAATTCGCAAGACCAATCTTATAATCAATAAAATAATTTGCGACATCAATCCTCATGTTGAAGATATCATGTTAATGATGTCGTTCTTACAAGATAGTAAGGTTCATAGTGTTAACTGGAGGGTTCAGTACAGTAATAAGATGACATGGCATTATAAAAGTAATAACTTCAAGGCTCACGATATAGATAACCATAGGTACAATGAATTAATTGATAGAGTTTATATTAAAGATTTTATGAGCGTAGCATTAAAGAAATACCACACCTCTTCTTTTAGGAAAGAAATAAAGAACAGCATTAGCTCATTATCAATAAGAAAAAAAGGTTATGTTGAACTTACATTTTTGTCTTTTTTTCAGGCCTTTGAATCGTTGGTTCTTTCTTATAAACGCAGTAACGGATTGGAGTTTATAATTGACAAGGCCACATTTGAAAGTCTTAAAAAATCAATAGCTGACACTATCAAGGCAGAACTTCCGCTATTGAAAGTTCAAAGAGGGAAAATAAAAAACAAACTCAATGAGCTTAACAGGCTATCTCTAAAGGAATCAACCGAAATGTTCCTTACTGAATTTGATGTAAGAATAGAGGATGCGTGGCCTTTATTTGATAATAAAGCACAAGGTGTTATTGGGTTATCTACTATCCGTAATGTACTAATACATGGTGACTTATTACCTTCAGATCAGCTAATCAACATTGCAATTGCACTGGAGCATTTACGTATAATTTTATCAAGATGCATTTTTTGCATTTTGGGCTGGGATGTATCCAAAACCAATATTAGCGAGGAATTCCTATTCAGAAATCATAACCTCTTTGACCCTAAGGTGCGGCAATCTTCAATTATGGAAATTAATGATTACTTCAAAACTAAAAATAACTAATAGCTATATTAGCTTTCATTCAGCCAAAGCATTAAAATTTCCTGAACTTTTCTTTGTACACTGTCATCTACACCCAAAAGTGCGCGCTCCGCATATTTCACCACCGGCCCGCGACGGCTTACCCTGTCGCGCAGGCCGTAGTGATGGACGCGGGCCAGCTTCTGAACCCCCGGAACAAAGGCAACCTCTGCGGCGTCTGCGCCTGCTTGCGCCTTGAGATATTTTGCCGTTTTCAGCTTCGCGAACATGCCGCGACGGATGCGCCCCTTTTTGCTGCGGGCGCTGACGCGGCGCGGCTCCCATGCGGTGCCGTCCGGGGAACGTTGTGCTGTGATGTTTGCCTGCTGAATGCGGCGCACGTCGTGTGCCACCTCGCGCAGCATCTTTTTCCGGGCTGCCGGTTCCAGCTGTGAGAGAAGCGCAGCCAGCCAGGCATCCACTTCATGCAGTTCAGCCATGCTTCACCGTCCAGAATTCCTCCGGCGCGTCCGGCTCCGGCACCGCTTCGATATGTGCCTTGCCGTTCTCAACCGTCGCTATCACGCGCTCGGTCAGCTTCAGGTCCATGCTGATGTCACAGCGGTCATTTGCCAGAATATCGACCTCAAACGAAAACAGCTTTTCGCGCGCCTCGCTGTTCTGCATCGCGTCGGGCTGATTTTCCCGCAGCCATAAAAGTACCGGGGCCATCAGCAGATTCTGGTCGCCGGTGAAGTCGGTGATCACCACGTTCAGCGTGTAGCGATACTCCCACGACAGGGACGCGGCGGACGTGGCGACCAGCTGGCCGCTGTCTACGAACAGGTGCAGGCGGTCAGGGTTTTCGGCAACGTAGGGGACCGGCTTATTCAGTGCGCTGCGTAAGGACTGCGGCTTGTTCATCGTCTTTTTCCTGACAGCTGATGATGGTATCCACCTTACCGGCACATGCCACCCAGGCGGCCTCGATTTCGTCCAGCAGGGCTAGAAGATCTCCGTTAGTGCGCGGCGCTGCCGGGTCCAGCTGGCAGCGTGTTATTTTCGGACAGCCACTCACGGTAAGATTCACCTCCTGAGAGGGCCGGTCGCTGGCGCAGCCGGACAACAGGATCAGGCAGAGTGGTATCACTCCAGCGGCGCAGGTCTTCATTTTCACGTTTCAGTTCCTGAATCTTTCGCTGCCGGTCGCGCAGCAGGTAGCGTCTTCCACCTGATGGAGCCGGATATCAATCAGGAGATTTACGGCCTGCCGGGCTACCTGTCGGCCATCCCGTCCGCGCTGCTTAATGAGTCGGCTACGCTGTTCCGCCGCAATTATTACCTCAATGGCAGCCATGCGGGCTTCATCATGTACATGACCGACCCGGCGCAGAGCCAGCAGGACGTGGACAATATCCGCGGTGCCATGAAAAGCGCAAAGGGCCCTGGCAACTTCCGTAACCTGTTTATGTACAGCCCGAACGGGAAAAAGGACGGCATCCAGATCATCCCGCTGTCAGAGGTGGCGGCAAAGGATGAGTTTCTGAACATCAAGAACGTGAGCCGTGATGATATGCTGGCTGTGCATCGCGTTCCGCCGCAACTGATGGGGATCATCCCGAACAACACTGGTGGATTTGGGGATATCGAAAAGGCCAGCATGGTGTTTGTGCGTAATGAATTGATGCCATTACAAAGACGTTTTGAGGAATTAAACAATTGGCTTGGTGAAGAAGTCGTAAAATTTAATTCCTATAACCTCAACTTATAAACTGATTGTTAATAGAGTAGAAGATGCCTATTTTGGCATCTTCTATCTTATGCTCCAAGAAACTCTCCAGGCAGAGGATGTTCTTCCAGTCCGGGATTATATGAAAAATACTCTAATGAGAACCTGCTAAATTGTCGTTCGACCTCTTTGGTTAACTCACGCTCAGTTAGAGTTTCAATTTTATTAAGCTCAATGCCTTTCGCAGCATCGAAAATACTTTTTAGCTGAAAGGTCATAGTGTCTGAATGATTTTGCTCAAAGTTCCTATACTCTCTTCCTTTCATATAATACGGAATGGAGATGATGACTTCAATATTATAGATATCATCGTCTTCTAGTTCCTCGTTAGTGTCGATTTTGACAAATACACCAGATGCAAATTTGCTAAAAAGCTCACTCTCCCAGAGTTTCTTTAACTGCTTTTTAAATGGTTCCAGCCTTTTATTAAAGCTATCTGGAAACGTAGCCTGCCTGTAACGTTGAGCTACCCAATCAAGTAACATTGAAAGGTTATCACTTTCAAATTGCATGTTTGAATCGGGTGTTGCCTTCAAAAGAGTCTCTCTATCTACTTGAGCGAAACTCAAGGCACTAACCTCAAAGCAAACTGGATTGCTTTTTTCTGATGCCGTTATGTGTAACTTTCTGGGATTACGGGCATTAGCAAAGTTCCCATCAAATTTAGCTTCCCAAACAACAAGAACTTGTGCCCAAGGCTCCTTGTAGAAGGAGTGTTCCACGAGGGCACAATCATAAATTATAGGAACTATACACGCTAAAGTTTTATCTTTAACCACATCTACGATCTTCTTTGGAAGCTCACCAAGAAGATCGGGATTAGAGTCCAATCGGATAAATGCACCACGCTTCCAACCAGCTTTTATCCAAGCTGCTCTTAAATTATCAGGCTGCTCCATTGAACTCTCCAAAATTACTCATCAAGCATATAGCTTCGCTTTGCCATACCATCTAACTTGGTGTAGATATTGTCATACTGATTCAATAACTCATTGAAATCTAGTGGTTCTTTTAAAAAAGCAGATAAAAAATCAGCATCTGCCTTACGACCAAAAAGAAATTTACCAAGAAAGTTGGCATGCTGGGGATTAAATTCCTCTGCAAACTTAGACAATACTGACAATTTCTGAGCAGCACTTGCCTTTATCTTAGTGTCAGGAGATCCTCTCCAGTTGTAAATTGTTTTTCTTTCAACTTTTAAAATTTTAGCCCACTGAGCAGTATTAAATCCAAATAAGTTTTGTAGTCTATCGCTCTCGTTGAGATCTTCATCGTCCTCGCTATCTTCATCACCAATAGCGTTACGATTAATACCTGACAAAGTTAATGGCTTAACAATACTATAATTATTGTTATTGTTAGAGCTAGTAACCCCTATATTGGCTAATGCTAAAGCAGCCGCAAAAAGAATACCTGTAAATATGCTACCATAAATAAACTTACTTTCTGAATGGCTGCTGCTAACCCCGGTATACGAATCCGGATAAAAAGCATCATCAACCATAAACTTTGCATTTTTTAATGCAGAAGCTGAATCTGATCCTGTAGCAACTCTACTTGCTTTTATATCTACATATCCACTCATGTCTGCCCCTTACTAAACTTTAATGATATCGAAAAATGCTGCGTTAGCATTATTCCTTAGCACTTGGGTTTTTTCAGAAACAAAATCAAAATTAAAATCCACCAACTCTTTAGTATAGTAAAAAGAATCAATATCTAAGTGCGCAAATATTCCTTCTCGAAAATTGTTTCCCTCAAATAAATCAGAAGCAAATTCCATTAAGTCGGGTAAATATTTTGGTGCATTCATTAATACACCGCTGTTAATGGTTATAGATTCAGTATCCATTCCATACCTAGCAGTCATGTTGCTGCCACCACGACCCCATGAGTTAAGAGTGGGCTGTAAAAAGTCCAATCTTTCGAAATACTCACTAAATTCTGTATTAGGATCGTAATCAAAATTATTTACGAATCTCATGCCTACAAAAGACAAATGAGTTATATTAAAAATATCATGAACACGCTTTAATAAACCCAATAATCTTTCGTGGAAATTGGTAAAACCCTCATATTTTTTTGTATGAAGTATTATAGCCCCCGGCGAGATCCTTATTCCCCATGCCTTGTTAGAAGATAACAATGACAACACAGGATCAGTATCTGTGACTACCTCTGGCACTCCCTCTGCCTTAAATTCGAAGCGATATGTGTGGCTTTTCTTCACATGCTGAACATGAGGAAAATCTTTTCTAAGATCCTCTATTATCTTATCCCTGCCTTCATTGAATTTGGACTTCGATATGCGTCCGTACTCAATCTTTGCAAGCATGTAAATCAGATGTTTAGACATCCGGCACCTCTAAGTTAGTGTTCCACTACTGCTAATTTTACACACTTTTCTTTGAGGCGTATATCATTTACACACTTTTGATATGTGCTGTCGCGCTATCTGCAAGTGCGCGCGCTCGTAGCCCCGCCACGCCTGCCCGCTTTATGTAGTGGTTTTCATGCACCTGCATGACATAAACAAAAGCCCGCCAATACTGGCGGGCCTGAGCATCAGACATCCTTCCGAGATCATGCGATTTCATGCAGCATGGTCATGCACTTAAGGCTCGCAGTTATGTTGGACCTTTTATCATTCAGCCTGATTCATTGAAAGGCTGTATTCATGCTTGCGTAGACGCGCCATTAACTCATCTGTGAGTTCGGAAACCCACTCAATTGCCATACGTTTTTCTTGATCACTACAATCGCTGACAGCAACAAGTTTTAAAAAGAAATCAATACGCTGAAGCTTCACCGACTCCAAAAGATAGTCCTGCATGTTCCCTCCTCTGCTTACAACTACTGTTTATGCATACAGTATAGAAAATCCAGTCGAAATTGAAACTATTGTTTATGTATCAATGGGATTGATCTGAACCTTGCCAGATTAGAATGGTTCTTCCTGCAACCTGCCGTTCCGGTAGAAAAGCCGCATTTTTGCACCTGCATTGAGGCTACAGCCCTTAAGCAACAGCCTAATTTCATATTCATCACCGTTAAATCCCCTGGCTTTTAGTTCCAGTTCTAACCGTCGGCGCTCTGGCCCCGTACAGTTATTGACAGAACTCCAAGGGGCGGCAATGCCGCCAGAAAAACCAGCCTCCGCTGGCGCTTCGGCCAATTTAGCGACCTTTTCCCATTTGACCAGGCGCGTCATGACTTCTGAATCCGGCACCATTGGCGAATAGATACCCTGCACCCGCTGAACATCTTCGCCGTACTCATTGCCCATTTCGGTAAGTTCGTAGCAAAGGCGGATCACTAAATCCTCACGCGCCACTAACGGCCCGCCCTGCGCCATCGTATAGGACGCCCAACAGCTGGCAACGGAAGCTGACGCCAGCACCGCATCCATCTGCTTATCTGGCAGACGTGCATCACCTATACGGCGCAGCTCACGCCAGACAGTCACAGGCGCACCGCCGATCTGCTGAAACTGACGAATACGCCAGCGTGAAGCCCATGCCGAAACAGCCTTAGCCATGTCGCGCATATTTTCGCCAGTTTCATCATCTTTCTCGCCGTCCATAGCGTAACCGTCGATATTCTTTGAAATATATTTGGCGATATAGCCTGTCGCACTGCCCTTCTCAGGGTCGATCGGCTCGGCATGAAATCGTGCTTTCATTGCCTGCGGTGTGGTCAACTCCCCGGAAT